GTGTATTTTATGTTTTACATATCTTTCATCTCAGCTACCGCAAGAGCAAGTAAGTCCACTTGATCCTCAGTAAACTCAGATAGTTTCATTCGATGCCCCATAATCATCTCGATCTTCTTTAAGATGATATTGGCATTCTCTTCGTCTTCCGCGACAAGCCGAGTCCAGAGTTCTTGTGCCTGCGCGCGGACTTCTGCAAAGTTCAACTTTTCTGCTACCGGAGTCAAGTCAGCTTTATCAACAACCTTAACTCCATCTTGTCTTTCGGCCATATTAATGGCGTCTGCAATAGCATTTACCAGTTCTTCATATCCAAATTTAATCTTTGGAGCTAGATACTTAAACCGAGAGCCAGCAAAAAGAGTCGGCGTCTCTCTTGTATATAAATACCTTACAAACTGTCCATCTTCATATTCACCACCAATATACCCAATAATGTCTACAAGACCATTACAGATCTCTGCTGCACGTTTGGGCATTTCGGGAGAAATAATTTCAATCTCACTTCCATCAGCGGTTTTCTCAATTCGATTTGTACTATGAGAAATTAAAACCAAACCGTATCCAAGCATTGTGATTTTTCTAAGGGCCGATTCAAACTCTTTCTTACAAGCTGAATATCCACCGCCCCAAGGAATATCACTAATTTTCTGTACTCCATTCTGAATACAAACATGCTGTTCACAATATTCCCATGCAATTGAAATAGTATCAATTACAATAGTTTCATACATCTGACGCGCCTCTGGCTTTTCAAGCTGGCGCAATACAGTTTTAAACTCAGACCATTTAGTGATGTCTACGGCGCGCACTCCTCCTAGTGCGTTGTATCCTCTTTCGAAGGCGACTAGGAGAGAGTGCGGGAAGGACGCGGCCGCAGTCGTTTTACCGGCTTTCGGCTTGCCGTAGAGAAGGACATATTTTCCTCTTAAATCACGACTAATAACTGATGGCTGAATATTTAGAATATCAATCGCCATTATTCAGCCTCCTTAGAATCCAAGATCAAGCTTATCCTGTCTTCCTTTTGCTGCCGCCGGCGGGGCCTGCTTAGTCTGCGCCTGCGGTCTATTTTTCAGTTCTTCAAGCCGATTCTTTCTATCGGCCATCGCAGCCTTGATGTCTTCAATGCTAAAAGCAAAATCTTCATCAATCGGCGCGAGAGAACCACTTGTAATCAAAAATTCACTAACATTGGTAGTACGAGTCTTCTCAATTGGCTCACCAAAATCTACTTCTTCAATAATTGTCTGCGTTGTAGAAGTAAAGTTTAGTCTACCATTAACTTTATAACACTTACCAGTCTCCCAATTATTTTCAATTGCACTTACTGCATTCGGGAGAGTAACATACAGCTTACATACGTCTACCTTTCCACCATACTGTGGAACAATCGCTGTTACTTCTAACTTTGCTGGATCAAGCTCTACTCCATCATTATCTGTTACCCGATGCAGATCAGATAACATAAATTCCATGGAAAAGCTAGCTTCCGGCTTAAAATCACCAACGGCCTTCTGAACAAAGGAAGCCGAAACTCTTGGCTGAGAAACAAGTACACCATTCTGACCATAGAACTCATTCATACGCATATTTGCATTTGTAATACGAATCCTATCAGCCTTTTCCTTTGAGCCACACGCTGCGATAGATACAAACTCATTCATCACTCTCTCGATTGACTCATAAGCAGGATTTAACTTGCCCGCATTAGTAAACTTCGTCGAGAACATATGAACGGGAATTTCTAACACTACATCTACACCATTAATGTTCTGCTCAACTAGAACCTTAATCGTTCCACCAACTGTCTCCATGTTGGTGCCATTCTTCATATAAGAACCATATCTTAAATCGATTTCGCTTAAAATACCTTCTACTCTAATTCTATTTTCTGCCTGTCTTAACATCTAATATTCTCCTATTCTGGTTCTTTTTTAATACGGGCCTGACACTGGTCAGGCCCAGACTTTTAACTTAATTAGTCCTCGTCCTCAGTAGGCTCATAAGCCATACCAGCCTCGGTCAGCTGAACGAAAGTAACGGGCTTCTCTTCACCCTCGACCTCAATCTTCTCACGATATGCTAGCTCGTTCTTAACCAGAGAGTTTACACGACCAGTTACGGATGCAACCGCAACAGAAAGTCCCTCTGCAAGCTCTGCAGTGCTAACACGGCCGCCATGTGCCTTAATAAAATCTAGTGCTTCCTGAGTCTTTTCCTTTAGTACCATAATATATCTCCTTTTATCCGCCGTTTCCTTTATTTTTATAGTTTTGTTTTACTGTTGGGCGGCCAACATCTTTTTTAGTTGAAAGCTTTCTCTCACTTTCTATATATATTATATATAATTTTTAGAGAGATTTCAAATTTTAGACCGAGTTTAATTTTACTACTAATGAAGATCCTGGAAGTTTAATTGCTTTAACTCCTTGCGTACCAACTGAAAGAATTGGAACGTCATTCATATTAATACGAAGCTGGGAAGTAGAAGAAACAACAAGAAAATCTTCATTTGATTTTGTGAATTAGAAATCCACTAATAAGTCATCTACTTTTTGGATGCGTTTTCCTTTGGTGGCGCGCCCCGTAAGTTTTACTTCGGTTAAAGGACTAGATTTAATATAGCCAAGTTTTGAAACAGAAGTAATATAAGAAGTTCCTTCTTCTAGAACTCGCGCGCTTACAACTGAATCACCATCATTCAATTTCATTCCACAGACTCCACGAGCAGTTCTTCCAATAGGACGAATTTCTTCGGAAGAGATCAATATAAAGTTGCCAAGTTCTGAC